TGTATAACGTCACGGGTGGCGGCGCGGCTCCAGCCCCGCTACTGACTGGACTGACGAATAACCGTTGGCAATGGGTCAGCTTCGCCACGGCAGGCGGCGTCTTCTGGGTTGGTGTCAATGGGCAGGATAATCCCATTGTCATTGATCACAATATGACCATCTCCCGTCTGGTGGCGGGCAATGGTACGGATCCATGGACCATTTCTGGGGCTGATCCTAAGACATTCACCAGCGTCTGTATCCACCAGATGCGGCTCTGGTTCGTAGCGTCCAACTCATCGGTAGGCTATTATCTGCCTCCGTCATCGCTCTATGGAGTCCTCAAGACCTACCCTTTTGGCTCATTGTTCAGAAAGGGTGGATGGCTTGTCTCACAAGCGAGCTGGACAGTAGACGCTGGTGACGGCCCGGATGACAGATTGGTCACCATGTCCTCCGCTGGTGAGATCGTGGTGTACGCGGGCACCGATCCCTCCACGACAACGACATGGGGGCTATGCGGAGTGTTCTTCCTTGGGCGTCCCGTCGGTGTTCGGTGCATGGCGAAGTATGGCGGGGATATCGCTATCCTCTGCGATCAGGGGCTGGCGTCCCTCAATGCCATTCTCACCAGTACGACTGTCAATACGCGTACGAGCTTCTTCAGTGATAAGATTATGAATCTTATCCAGAGCGAGATACAGAACTGGGGTCCTCAGTTTGGCTGGCAACCGCTCGTGTATCCTCAGCAGAACATGCTGATTTTGAACGTTCCAGATTCTAATTACCAGAACGGTCTCCAGCTTGTGATGAATACGATTACGAGCGCATGGACGACTTTTGCGGGCATGAATGCGCTGTGCTGGACGAACTATGGAGCTCAAATCTTTTATGGCACGGCTGATGGCCATGTGTATCAAGGACTCACAGGATTTCTGGATGGATTTGACACATATCATTCTGTTGTTGGGACTGACATCAACGCCGTTGCAATAACCTCATTCAGCTATTTCCAGACTCCTGGTCAAAACAAAGACTTCACCATGGTCCGGCCGACCTTGGTCGGCGTCAACAAGCCATCTGTCGCTCTCCAGGCGAACATGGCGTTTATCACCACTGATCCTCCAGATTGTCCCGTTGCTTCTACAGTCGGCTTTCCGACATGGGACGGAGCGAACTGGGACGTTACGGCATGGACGGGTAATAATCGCACATTCAACGATTGGTTTGGCGTCGGTGGGATTGCCTATGCAGCGGCGCTGGCAATGCGCGTGAAGGCGAAGGATCAGGTCGCGTGGGCCAGTACAGACTGGGTCTTCCAGATCCAGAAGGGGACGGTGATATGATTGAGTTCGGCATGTCACACGATCTCGGGGAGATTATTGCGCGGGCAATATGGATTCCCTATGATCAAACCCACGACAATTGCCTAGGAGTCTTTAAGAACGGACGCCCGCAGGGTGGCATTGTATTTAACAACTACAATTATACAAACATTGATGTCCACTGGGGATCTGTGGAGGCGAAGGGGCATTGGCTCACTCAGCGGGTGCTGTGGGCGATCGCAGACTACTGCTTCAATCAATTGGGTGTTCAGCGGATCACCGCATATGAGAAGAGCTGTGACACTCAACTGATTGCACTAGTGGAGAAGATTGGATTCAAACTGGAAGCGACGCAGTTTGGTTATTATCCTGACGGTGACAGGCTCTGCTATGTGATGCGCAAGGATACCTGCCCGTGGCTCCGATACGGTGAGAGATATGGGCGGCGGGCCTAGTGCTCCTTCAGTACCCGACTATACACAGACTGCGACTCAACAGGCCAATCTGCAGAATCAGATGATTCAGCAGCAGACGGCTGCGAATCGTCCTAACCAGATTAATCCGATGGGCTCCCAGACGTGGAGCCAGGATCCTACCACGGGTCAGTGGACGCAATCTACGCAGTTCAGTCCTCAGACTCAAGGACTCTGGGATACCTACACAGGAAACATCGGTCAGCAAGGGAAGATGGCGACCGGCTTCCTCGGTGGTATCCAGGGAGCGAATCAGCAGTATGGCGGTACTGGGACACAGGGAGATATACTCAACCAAGCGCGCAATCTAGACCCAACGTCGGTCCAGAATGCGTACATGGCGCGGATGCAGCCTCAGCTTACTCAGCAGACGAATTCGTTGATGGCGGGGCTGGCGGCTCAAGGGATGACTCCTGGGAGTGACGCTTATAACCAAGCGGTGATGTTGAACAATCAGAAGTTGAACGATGCGCAGAGCTCCGCTATCCTCAACTCCGGTACATGGGCGAATCAGCAGCAGCAGAACTTGAATGCACAGTTCCAGATGGCGGACGCCCTCCGTCAACAGCCGCTGTCTAACTACCAGAACTTGATGGCAGGGACGCAGGTCAATCAGCCTCAGTTCGGCAGCTTCACCAATGCAGCAGTGGGTCAAGCCCCAAACCTCACGGGCGCGGCTCAACAGACGTACCAAGATCAGCTTGCGAATTACAACGCAGCACAGGCCTCCGACACTGGCATTGGCTCAATGCTCGGCACTGTCGTGGGAGGCGTCGGCGGGTTCATGCTCGGTGGACCTATGGGAGCCATGGCCGGTAGTCAACTAGGCGGCGCGGCAGGCGGCGCGGCCGGGAAGCTATTCTGATGATTACGAACCAAGGGGTAGGTCTCTATCCCATGCAGACGTATGGTAACGTCAATCCTCCCGGTGCAATGGCTCTGGCGCAAGCGCTTCGTAGTGGAAGCAGCAACAACGAGAATACAAGCCTCGCTGGTCAGCTGAGTGCGAAGGATATGGGCACGGCTATCGGCACGATTGGGAATATGTGGCAGAATAGTCAGCCTGCGACGGATACCACGGCGCTGATGGGTCTGGGAGCGAATGGATCAATTAACGGAGCTAATAACTTCGGTAACTTCTATACGCCGTCCTCACCGTCCATGTTCACCATGCCGGGCGCAACCGCTGGTCCGTCCCCATTCACGATGACCTAGGAGGAAATGATGGACGAAAAACAGATTTTGAATAGCATCCAAAGGCTGAACGGTAGTAACCCCCCGATTACGGAACAGGCTAAGAGAGTCACGAATCTCGAAGCCCGCATGCACGCAGCCGAAGAGCGTATCAGGCAACTGGAGCAGCACATCCATGACCTAGGAGACTATCATGCCTGGAAGTTGGGGGGACATCGTCAACGGATTCACTGGGAATACGGACGCTCTTCAGCCTCCGCCGCAGCAGGATCCCAATGATTTCATCGCGCAGCAGCAACAGCTCGCGCGGACTCAGGCTGCGGCCCAATACTTACGTGGAGGGGTGAACGCTTATAGCGGCCCGGGTCAGCAGGGGTATATGGTCAGCGGCCACTACATCCCCAACTATGTCGGGATGGGCCAGCAAGCGGTATCTGGTCTACTCACTCCAGCCGTCCAGCAGCAGGAGATGGGTCAGCAGATGGGATTGGAGCGGGCCAAATTGAGCGCGGCGCAACAGGCTATCCAACAGGCTCCTCAGCGTTATGCACCGACACAGGTGGATGATCAAGGGAATCCCATCCCAGCGTCACAGCAACAATCATTCCCTGAGTATAAGCAGGCCATGGGTCAGTATGCTGCTCAGCTCTTGGCTAACCCCATGACTCGTGATATGGGGATGAATCTGGCGAACTCCATCAGCAGTGGAGCTCTGGATCAGCAAGAGCTGGCACGGCAGGACAAGCTTACGATGGCGAAGCAGGCGCTGGAGAGCAAGCAACTGCTCATGGCGATGGCTACGCAAGGTAAGATCGATGTCGCAAATATTGGCCTCCAAGGGAAGCAATATGCGGCAGATTTGGGTGCTGTCCAAAAACTGGTTTCGTCTGGAATGATGGATCCAACGAAAAGATCGCAAGCTGAGAATGCGCTGGCAGCGGAGACGACGCGTGAGGCGAAGCCTTACGGTACGCAGATAGATGAGGCAACGGAGCTGCACAGCTTGATTGACGATGCAACCAAGAATGGTCTTAACCCAGCTAATTCTAATCTGATTATTGACCGCTTCCAGCGCATGGCTAACCCCGGTGCATCTGTCAAGGAGAGCCAATATCACCGGATCCAAACCTTAATGCCGGGGGTTGATGCGTTAATGTTGAAGGTGCAAGGGGTAGTGAACGGTACGGTACAGATGACACCGGAGTTGGCGCAACAACTGGGCAAGGCAGCAGACGTCTTCACTCAGGATGCCAAGCAGAATCTATATACCATCACCACGAATAAGGCGAAGCAGGCACAAGAAAACTTCATGGATCCTACCCATGTGGTGGCGAATGAGAACTGGCGTGATCCTGGCCAGAAAGATTCTTATGTTGCTAAGGATCCTACGCAGCTCCTTCAAGAGCGGCTTGGTGCGCTGAAAGGCTACATGGGAGGTGGAGGTGGACAGACTAGCTCTACTGGCACGGCTACACCGGGCGTTCCTGCACCGACTACAGACCATGGAGCATCCACCGTTGTTCCTGGTGGATCACCCATGCCGACATCTTTTAAGGATGAAGCTTGGGATGACGCTGAAAAGAAGGTCGCTCCGCAATCAGCGGATATGCTTCAGGCGATAAGGTTGAGGGGTGAGAAGAGCAATAGCGATCAGGTCAGCTCCGCTGGCGCACGCACGCCTTACCAGATCACACCTGAGAATCGTGCCAACATCATGAAGCAGGATGGGTACGATCCATGGGCCAGTCCGGAAAATGCGGTGCGGGCAGCGGATCGTATCTGGAAGGAAAGTCTTGCACGCGCGGGCGGAGATAAGGCGAAGGCGCTGGACCTTTACAGCGGAGGAGCTACTGGTTACGCTACACGTGTCCTTGGACAGACGGCGAAGGCACAGGCAGAGGTGGCAAGTAAGACCTCGCCGGTCACGTCTCAGCCTGCGGCTACCGCTACGGCTGCTCCCTCTACGCAGGTCGCGACCAATACTCCGCCTGCTCAAAGCACTGCACCTATGTCGTGGGCGGATTATAAGAAGAGCAAGGGGATTCAATAATGCCTAATATCTCCATGCCGGATGGGACTCAGGTAGCCTTCCCTGATAATCCCACGCAGGACGACATCGATACGATGAACAAGATGAGCAACCACATGACGTGGTTGCAGCAGCAACGACAAGAGGACCAAAGAGTACTCAAGGCACTCCCAACTGCCACAGGCTTTCAGAAGTTTGCAACGCAAGGATCTCTAGGAGTGGAGAAGGCATGGGAGGGATTGAAGCAAGTCCTCCCTCAGAGTGTATCCAATACCTTGGGTCTACAGGTTCGCAGTCCTGAGGAGATGAAGGAAAAGGAAGCTTATTGGAATCAAGCGGCGCAGATGGGTGGTGGAGGCAAGTGGACTCAAGGCGCGGGTCAGGCTCTGCCCGGGATGGCGACGATGGCTATCCCTGGACTAGGGGAAGCGGGCCTTGCCACACAAATAGGTGCAGGAGCCCTTACAGGAGGGTTGCAAGGCTACACACAGCCTGTCACTGGCCCCGGCCAACGTACCACCAATACCATTGTCGGAACCGGTCTAGGAGCCGCAGGAGGGGCCTTGCCGGGTGTCATAAAACAAGGGGCGAATTTACTTAACCCTACGCGCTATGCGGGCCAAGCAGGTGCAGATGCGATTAGCAAGGCTGGAGGTGATGTTAATGCTGTCGTTCAGCAACTCCGGAATACGCCTGCACAGACTTTCACAGGGACTGCGCCTACGGCAGCGGCGGCAACTCAAGATGCTGGACTGGCAGCAGCGGAGGCTGCGAGTAGAGCTAACCCCAAGGTGGGTCCAGGGTGGAACGCAGCAGACACGACTGCCAACAACGCTCGTCTCAACGCGTTCAACCAAGCGGTGGGTGATCCTGTCGCAGCCCGCGCGGCAGCAGTGACGGCGCGTAACAATGCTACCACAGCCATCCGTAATCAAGCGCTGACTGAGATTGATAACCAGTCCGCCAACATGGCTCGGGGCTTGGGCAAGGACGTCCAAGCTCAGATGAAGGGGATACAAGCACA